CGGCTTGCTTGCGTTGCTCTAATAAAATCTCTTTTGCGTTTTCAGCGTCTTTTATAGTTTGCCGAGCCTTTGCCGCTGCCCTTGATTCTTCAAGCCGTTTTGACTCGATGTCATCGCGCTTCTTATTGATGGCTTGCTCGTTTAACAGGTCAGCGTTTCGTATTTTTATTCGGTCTTGAACTTCGTTTGCTAATTTTACTAGTCGTTCCTCATCTTTAAACGCTTTTAGCCTCGCCATTTTTTTGCTTTCACCAAAACTTAAATGTTCGGCGACTAACTGCTCATGTGTTTTTTTCTTTAATGCTTCGGCGTTTTTCAATCTAGTCGCATAATTTAAATGTTCTTCGTCAATAGCAAGTTTATCCACTTCTAATTGACGCCCTTTTAAATCAATTTCGGCCTCTTGAAGTTGCATAGTTTTAAGTATAGCTAAGTTCTCTTTTGTCTTCGTCGCGATGAAGGCTGGCGATTGCTCTTCGAACGCGATAAATTGCTTCTCGGCATCTTTTAGCTTTTTTTGTGCTTTGCGTTGCTGATCTAGCGCGCCGGTTATAGCTTTTGATGATTCGACTTGAGCTTTATCCAGCTTGATTCTAGCTTGGGCGACTGAGTTGTAAAAGCCGAGCGTCGTTAACAGTTTTCTAGATGTGCTGTCACGATTGATAATCGCGTCGGTAAGTTCATCTTGAGCTTCTGTCTCCTTGGCTAATTTTCTTGTTATTTTCTCGGTTTGTTTCTCCATTTTCTCTTTTGCGAGTTGGGCCATAAGTTGAGCGCGGGTAAACCGCTCTAACTCTTTAGTTGTTGGCTCAACCCCTTTCTCAGCAAGCGCTTCAAGTTTCGCTTGTAAATCAGCGGCCGACGCCGCCGCCGCTTCGTTCGCGTCTTCGGTCGCTTGGGCCGCGCCTGATATATTTATAAACGATTCATAAAGCGCATATCCAACCGCGACGACTCCACCAATCGCGGGTATCAATGATAAAAATGAGGCTTTACCACCAGTGCCCAAACTTTTAACGGTCGACGATAAGTCACGAAAAGCGCCGCCGGCATCTTCGACATTTCCAACAAGCGATCCAAGACCCTCGCCTAGATGAGAATTAGACTTATCAAATCGGTCGGCCATACCAGCTGCGGTTTCTCCGATTCCTGTTAAGCCTTTTTTTGCTTCTTCGGTTCCATCGAGTCTAACTTCAATATCAACTCTATTAGTAGTCATTTCGCTTTGCTCTCTTCAAGTGCTCGCTTTTGCGCCCGATATCGTGCCGATTCTCTATGATACTCTAAGGTGTCAAGCATGTCGATCGTCGCGCATGTTGGCGACGGGTATACGTATGATATTGGATATAGACCGCTTTTATGTCGATTGTAAGCGCCGATCAAATGAGCTAGTTTATTCACGCCGGCAACCGGACACGACCGAAATTCATAGTCTGAGAATGTTTCATCACAGTCGGGCGCGATTCGATAAGCAGGCATAAACACCCCCTGAGCGTCACGTTGCGACTGTGGCAAATCCTCTGAAAATGACTCGCCACAATTACCGCGTTTTGACCGAAGCCCTTTTTGATCTTTGCAATCATCACAAGACCAAGCGCGACCGCCGGCATAATTTAGCCATACCGAGGCCGCAATCATCATTTTCCCTCGACACCTGCTAACGATATTCGCTGAATATGTAACACAAGCTCGCTAATCGTTTGGACCCGTGACGATTCGGGCCTGATCAACTCTAGTTGCTCGACAGTTGTCTCGACGTCGTCGATTGACACTAGCGACGCTCGAATCATTTCGAGATAAACGCGGTTCAAATAGTTCTGATAATCGCTTAAAGCGTGTCTTTCATCATCAGTCAACTCATGATGCCACTTCGCCCGCTCTCTAACATCGCTCGGCGCTTCGGCCCAAAGAAGTCGCCCCAATTCCGACCGAGTCAAAGCACCAGCTGCGGCTTCGGCCGTTTCGCGTTCGCGCGGTGAAAGCGCCTTAATCTTAAAACACGTCGCGCCGTCGTTGACGACATCTAGCGTCGATCGGTCGCCGGTGTCTAAGTATCTCGATCGTTGCTCGTCATCACATTCGACCGCGTCGTCGCACGTCACGACAACGTCAATCGTCATGTCTGCCGATGTTAAAAAGCGTAAAGCCATTTTAGAACCCTTAAATACCTAGGCCGATTCGAAACGGCGAATTCCCCGCGTTTGTCTCGACAACGTCACCGCCGAAACGACTTTGCTGATACGTCAATTGTTGCCTTACGATGTCGTTACCACTTACGTCATAAGCCGACGGGTCATTTGTTAACATCGCAGCGGGTAACATGATCGCGCAACCGAGCCCGTCGCCGATTGGACCAGTACCAACGACAAGTTGTCGAACGGTCCGATTAAAATAATCGTCGGCGATTGCGGTGTTGACTGTTGAGAGAGTCAAACTTAACTCGACAGTCGATTCGGTGATATCCATGCCCGACATCGTCGCGAGGTCGCTACTATGACCAAGCGGTGTCAACGTGTTAGTCAGCGATAAACTAAAGTCTTCGGCGGCGAATTCGGTTCGCGCTAGCGTGTCGCCCGTCGTGGCGTTCGTTAACGAAGTGGGCGACGTCGTCGACGCGACAACATAGGCACCTCTGAAGAGTTGAGCCGCGCCGGTGTTATAAACGGGTTCGAATGGCCCTTGCGCGTTGCCGTGATCGTCTTGAATAACCGCCGCTTGATATGTGAATTCGGCCATTAGTCGACCCGAATCAAGCGAGATGTTAAGCGACTCCAAAACGCATCCATACGCGTATGATCTAAAGTTCACGCCGTCTACCCGAAAGCTTAACGAGTGCTCGCGGGTGCCGGTTAAGTTACGACCTGGCATAAACCAAGTTTGCAAATGTCTAATAGTCGGCGTACCCGTGAACGCTGCCGACAACGCCGGCGAAATCTTAACGGCCCCGCCTTCGTCGTTATCAGTAATCGCAGAGTATTCGGCACGGCCGGCGAGCTCGGCACCAATCAACGTGCCGACGTCGGCTTCTGCCGGCGCCGATGTCGCGGTATATGTATTCGTATTCGTGATTGATGAGACCGCGTCGTGAGTGTTTGTTGGTATGCGCGTTTTTAGACCCGCGCCGAGCAAATACCCTAGATAGTTATTCGTGTAAAAATTAGCCGCTGCCCCTATGGTCGTTAGATCAACTCTAACAACGACTTGACCGGTTCGTCGACGTACACGCGAACCGCCAGAATACATTGTGTCGGGTTCGGGTGGAAGGTTAAAATTGCCGTCGCGGGCGTCAAGTCGTTCACTCGCAACGGGTTCGCCGGCGATGATGATTGGATCGCGTTCGCACGGAATCGAGACATAAGACAGACCGCCAAAACTTGGCAAACCTGAAGTCGTCGCGATTGATGCGAATGTACTTTCAACGGCAACGCCGATTGATCTATGAGTAACAGTCATTTTTTTTAACTTTCCAAAAATAAAAGGGTAAACGGCACCGTTAAAAGATGCGCGCTCTCTTCAAGGTCTAGCGCTTCGACCATCGGTTGTTCGGGTATGATAGATACAATACCCGTCGTCGCGAGCGAATAAGTCGGGCCTTTTAATGTCGTCAATATCTTCTCGGCGTCTTCGCTAATAATACGTTGGCGGTCAATTAGATCGTCGGGTATGTCGTAACGTACTCGGCAATCGATGACGCTTCGACGCCGGCCACTTAGACCGGCCGCGCCGTCGTCGACCGGATAATCGCGAATCGACAACTCGAAGAATCGGTTTGAGTTTGGGCGTTGCTCGATCGGCGGTACAAAGCCGGACCCCGTCCGATAACAGACAAAACCATGATTGATATCAGTCTTCGGCGTGATCGCTTCGAGTTGATCTTCGAGATATGCAAGTGATTCTCTAATACCTTGACTCATAGTAAACGCTTTCTTATTTCGATACCGACGGCGCGAACAATTATCGCCTGGTCATCTTTCGTTAAACCTAAGAATTCACGATCTTCGTTTACCGCGTATCCGTATTGAGCATGTTTCGTTAGACCGATCACGAACCGGTCAACCGTCGCTTCTTTTACGACTAGATTGTTTAACATGTTACCGCTCAAAACCAGATCAACTTCAGCCGAGTCACCTTTCGACCGCTGGCGGCTATCGTGCTTGTATTGTTTATAACCGAGAGCGTAAAAGATACTCCGACCGGTTCGCGATGGTCGACCGCCTTTAGGCTTTAGACGTGCGCCCCGCTTTGATACATAAATTGCGTTTTTAGAATAGCCTTTGAACTCTACCCCGTTCGCGTCGATGCCTTTCGACGTCCGAATCTTAATTGACGCTAGCGAGTTTTGCGCCAGTCGAAGCGTATCTTTTGCGCTCCAAAGTACGCGCGGTAAGTTTAAAGTGACTTTACTGCTCATTAGTGACGTTGCCCCCGCGACGGGTCAAAGAATGAATCATTAGTCGACTTAACATAGCTTTTAAACGACGCCCGAAAGTCGTTCTTGTTACCGCCTGATCGTCTTAGATTCTCTTCTTCAGGGTCAACGACCCCGTCGCCGTCTAAGTCAATATCAACGCTTCGAAGCGCGATCTCTAAGCGATCATCGCATTGTTCACGCATCGCCGTCGCTGCGTCGAATTGCATATTCATCTCATAGATTATAGCCGCCGTACAATATGCATGAGCTCGTTTAAAAGCTTGTTGATTGAATACCTCGTCTTCGGTGACGCCGTCGGATATGACGCGATCACGAACTATCAACGCGATGTCATCTAGCGCCGCTGATATCTGCGGTTTAAAGTCGCTCTGTCGACGCGGTATCATGTCGGCAAGATTGGCGATTTGAGATACTAATTCGTCATGAGATAGACCAGTATCAAAAGGCCTAGGCGTGACTTTTAATATGCCCGTTTCAACATGCCGACCGCCGACCGCGCTTTCATACGCGATGGTAAACGGGTAAAGACCGTTGATCGCGGTTTGACCCGCCGGCACGTCAATATATGACATCGCAAAATTCAACGTCGCCGATGATGACAGATCGATTTCACGCGGTAAAGGCTCGGCGAGTACCGCGGTTGTACCGCCGATTCGACTTACTGTTACCGAATACCAAGTATCGCGCGTCGTTCTCAGAAAGGCTTTGACTTCGTCACGCTCTAACGACGCACCGACGGCACCGCTTAACGTCAACGTGCGACGATCATTCGCGATGCTAGTGACCACAACGTCGGCCCTTGATTGCACAAAGTTCGCGGTATAGTCACCCGCTGAAAACCTCACAGTTAACGAAGGCGTCGGCGCATAAGGCTCGGATGGATTCCAAACGAAATGATAATTTTGATCTTTAACCGCTTTTCGCATTATCGCTTTTTCCTCGCGTCGCCATTTGCGTCGCTAATATCCGACATCGTCGCCCGTTTTAAATCGGCAGCCTCGACAAATGACTCGGTGATCGGCGACCAACTATGTCGGCAATTATAGCCCCCGCATGAGGTTTTTACCGATTTGCCTTGGCCGTTATTCAGTTTGTTCATTTGCGATTCATCGACAACTAGATTGATTAGACGTTTACAAAACGGTCGAGTGATACCGTCGTTGGGTCCGGTGTATAGATAGAGATCTAGGTCGGCAGCTGCGGCCGCGGTCGCTGTGATCGATCGGCCATACTCTGAGATCTGAGTCTTGATCTCGGTTAACTGTCGACCGGTTGATCGCTCTAACCTCGTTTGAAGATTGCTCTTAACAATTGCCAAGGGTATGTTTTGAGTCATCGCGACGAGTGACGATCGAATCGCGCTTTTGAAATCCGGCGCTATGACATCTTCAAAAATAGCGTTGGCGGTTTGCAATTGTAAGAAATCTAACTCAGGTTGAATTGACGCGGGTTGATCGATGCCGACGGCGGTTAGACCTTTAAGCATTGAATCGCGTATTTCGCCCGTTGCGTCGATGAACTCGGCGAGCGCGTCACCTAGACCGTTTTGTAAAATGAACGTCGTTAAATCTGAATTCGGGCTTAATAGCGCGGTTACTATTTCCGGATTCTCACCGCCCGCGAAAAGTTCACGAATCAGATTCTTTTGAGTCTTTAGCAAACCGGTTTCAAAAGATCGCTCGGCTTTGACTTCAGCTTTTAGTTGATCACGTCTAGCGCGAATCAACGTCGCAACCGGCCCCCGTTTCCCTTTTACCTGATTCGTTAAACTATCGATCGCGCGCTTGTCGGCGTCGTCCTCATTTAACGAAATGTGATTTTGGGGCCGTGCGATCATGATTCATCTTTAAGTGTGGCAACCGGTCATGACGTGACCGAGCGTTGAGTCAATCGCTTTGTAAGCATGGACCTCTTCAGCGTAGACATAACGGCGGGTACGGTCTAATGAATCATATTGACCTGCGACCATGCCGGAAAACTCGAAATTTAACGCTGCGACTGGCATGCCCTTGACGTTGCCTGACTTTTGAACGATTGAATCGGAACCGTGAAGGATGCCCATAAACAATCGTGTATCATCCCAAACCGACACTTCATTCGAAGTCAGACCGATCTTAGCAATATCTTGACGGGCCGCGCCGACGTGGATATTTGCAATTCCGAGCACGTCGCGAAGTACGCTTAAAACAGCCTCGTCGTTTAAAATCTGATTACCAGATGAAAACGCGCCGGCGCTTGAGGAGTTGCCAACATAGCCGCGGACCTCAGGATTACGCGCTAGAGCTCGAAAGGACTTTCGACCAAAGATAAGCGTATCCGGATTGATGCCGTGTGCTTGCGCGAATAGCGTGTCTTTGAGTTGATGAAGATCAGTCAAAGGCGTCGCCCCGGCCGCGTCAAATGTTGCGGTCGCTGCTGAAGTGCTAAATGCGGTCGCGTCGAAAAGCAGGTCGGCCGCTCGTTTCTCGCGAGCAAGCTTCATCACTCGACTAACCTTCTTAGCAAGTCGCGCCTCTTCGCTACCTGGATATTGAGAATCGAAAATATCCTCCATCGCGATCGAATCCGAAGCCGCATAAATCAGCGCCTTGAAAGTCTGCGATGATCGATCGAACCCGCCAATCGTCGGTCGACTTGCGCCGGGTGATCGCTCTAAATTAAGACCGGCACCGGCCCCCATAAAGTTTCGAGTCTCTTCAAGCAAAAGAGTTCCTGATCTCTCGGGCACCTTAATATTTTCGAAGATCTTGCCCGCAATAAGTTGATTATCGCTTGGCACCGCTTCGACAACAAGGCTCGTTAATATTTGATCGACTGGATGAATATTTGTGTATGAACTAGCCACTTGACGACCCCTTTATACTAGAGACATCGGGCCGGTAAAGAGAGCGAAGAACTGCTCACCATCGGCGACGACTTTTTGATTGATGTTAGGTAGCGCGCGCGCAATCGGATAAAACGTAGTATCAGGCGAACCGCCACTCGTAATGCATGCTTGCACCTTGCCCGCGGTCATAGCTGATAAAATCGGCGTTGTCGCGAATGTAATAGCTTCGCCCGCGATTACACGGGTAACACCGTGAACAAGAATGTCGACAGCGTCGCCGGCATTTGCCCCGCGTTGCGCGACGCCGATGACTTTTACGTCGGTGCCTGCGGTTGCAACGACCGCTTTGCCGTTTGTATCTAATGAGACAACCGCGAACTCGGTAATCGTACCCGCCGCGATCATTGAAATAATATTGTCGGTGTTAGCCATTTTCAGCCCCCAAACGCTTGATTATAAAATGATGGATTTTCGAGTCGAACAACGCCGAGCGCCTCGCTATAGCTAATCGACTTGTCAGTCGCGACTTGCTTAATACGTGCGTCAAGTGACTGTTTGGTCACCTCGGCACCGCTTGCGCCGTGGCCGATCTCATTAAGTGGAATCTTCGACGCCCGCTCGCTAAAGTGCGACCAAAACTCAGGCTGTAAGTCTTTGAGCTCGAAGGCCTTGCCCGCGACCGTTGATTCGGCCGGTGAGATACGCCCCTCGGATAAAAGCGCGCTTACAGCTTGATCGCGTTGCATCGCGTCACGCTCGGCTTGAAGTGTAGCAAGTGACTCGCGGAGTGCTTGAACTTCAGAGAGTAAAGCGGGCGATGCCGACTCACTCATATTCATACGCTTATACTCTTCGCCGAGTTTTGACTTGTCGTCATCGTCGTCTTTTTCGGCGAGTTTCTTCTTGTCGTCGTCGTCGTCTTTTTCGGCGAGTTTTGACTTATCGTCATCGTCGTCTTTTTCGGTCGACTTATTAATTGACGATTCTGAGTCAGCTTTCATCTCTGCGATTTTCGCTTCGAGCTGCTTGACCATTTCATCCTTTGCGGCGAGTTGCGCGCGCATTTCTTCGACGCTGAGATCATCCATATTGTTAAACCTCTCGTTAAGTGTAATTCGGTCGATTCGGTCGTGAGACTGTGCCGGCCGTGGTGTTAGTGTTACCGCTAATAATTGAGCGGTGCCGATGCGTTCACCGCCGCCGCGGTCGAATACGTCACCGGTTAAGAATTCAGGCGATGACCAAAGAACACCGCCCGCATTATTTACGACGTTAAGCCCGCGCTCGTTATAAGCGGGCACAGCGTAAAGACCGTCGTCTCGTAATTCGAGATCAACGATTAAGCCTAGAGCGTTGCCACTTTCGGGCGGTGCCGGCGACCCGCTGTTTTGATAAGGACTTGTCGCGTGTTGCCAGTCGATAATCACGGGGTCTTGTAGACGTCGGTCTTGATAGACTCTTAAGAGTTCGCTTAAGAGTTCGTGGTCGACTTCTTTGCCGATGCCGTCGCCCGTGAGTCGCGAGTTGACCGCACCGATACCGAGAGTCTTGAACGGTTTGCCGATAGTTAGACCGTCGGGCACGTCATAGAGCGAACCGACTTCGACCGACTCACCATAAGATAAAGCATTCGTTTTATTATCCGCAGCGTTCATCTGTTTAACAATCCTTCGAGCAAATGCAAAACCGGCGTCACCGCCCCACCCGTTCCAAGCTTGCCACCCTTTGCCCTTATCCGACCATGACGCGCCGGCCTTGTCGGATTCGTGGCGGGTAAAATATGCGAGCATGCGCTTCGCTGTTTCGGGCGACACTTGCCGACCGTTTTTTAGGTCGCGAGCTCGGGCGATACCAACCGGCGTCATACCTCGTTGAGACGATGGTTTTGACTCGCGTACTTTTAAAGCACGGTCGGCAGCTTCTCGAACTGCCTTCGGCGGGTTGAAATCAATATGCGAATACTTGTCGAGTATGCTCTCGTTACGCTTTTCGACTTTCTCGACATGTTGCGGGTGATCTTTGGGTAATAGATCTAAGTCACCCGTGTATGCTTTTTTGCGTTGACCGGTCGCGACTAGTTTTAGAAACGTGCGAACGCGAGCGACCGACCATTGATTCCGGTTCATGCCTGGCCGATGCGATACACTAAAAGCACCGGCACCGCGACGAAATACCGCTTTCAACATACCGAGGTCAACACGCCGACTCTTCTTGGTGAATCGGGCGTTATGATCATCGCGTAACTTTTCGAGTGCTTTGACCGCCCGCTCGCCGATCTCTATACCGCCACGCGATCCACCCGCTGAACCCTTCGGATTCTTGGCGCTGCCCTTTACTTGATCACTTTTAGTGGCCGGCGTTTGCGCCTTCGTTCGTCTTTTAATCTTAACCATTTCGACGACTCGCGATAAGCTTTTCAGCTAACGCCGAAACCGAACCGCTACCACCGCCGGCGGCGACTCTAGAAAGTGGCGATCGTTGTGCATCTTCGGGCAGATCACCCGCGCCGAGTCGTTCGCGTATCGCTCTCTCTAGTTCATCATCAGGCGTTAATAGACCCGCCTGAACAAGCGCTGGTAACGCGGCGAGTGAGTCGGCGAGATCGTCGGTATCAAGGCCAGTATGTGTCAACCTTGGCAATTTCGACGGGTCAACAAGTCCGTAATTCCAACGAATCAAACGGCCGATTGTGCCGGCCCCTTGACGGTCAACACCGCTCACTGCTGAAGCGACGATATCGCAAAGATTAATCGCCGCACGTCTGAACACACTTAGATGTATTTCACCGACCGAGCGCGAACCCGTTTCGGTATTTCCGAGGTCGGCGAATTGAGTTAGAAAGGCGGCGCTGATCTCAGAGTTACACTCTTTAATCACGTTAAGTAGACCGTCAACGTCGAAATGACTGGTTGGTGAATACGTTTCAAATTTAACCGCCGGATTTTCGACTAGATATGATTGTTCGGTCGCAAGTAGCGCTTTTGCTTGTCCTTCGGCATCGTTAATCATCGCGTCGATATCGCCGTCGGTTAACCCGAGAGATTCGGCTTGTGATCGGTCGACTACTAATCTCGGCGTCGGAATCGCGTAACGATCCGCACCAACACATATTAAATTTGATATGTGTTGCTTAGTTCTCCAAAACCACCAAACCGGCCGAAGCATGCCGATACCTTCGAAATTCGAACCGGTCTTATTGAGCGTCAAGAGTAACAACTTATTTGACGGTATCGGTTGCGCTCGGGTATTCGCGCCGACGGTGTTTTGCATAACTCCGTCAAGCGTTTGATTATCGCGTGATAACCAACGTTGATGCGCGCTTGGCTCGCGGTCGGCGTAATGAGATAACCAAACACGAACGCGCCCCGTTGAATCCGGCCCGACCTTGTAACACTCTTCGGCGTATCGATAGCCGAGCGGTATAAACTGGAATAGATATTGAAGTTGATCTTCCCAAGATAGAGTCATTTGGCCCGCGTACCCGTCGAGGCCGAAGGCTTCGTTTGCATACCTCGCGAGCTCGACGCTAACCACATCGTTTTCGATACCAGGTTCGAAACGCCAAGTCGCCGACAATAGCGTTTGTCTCAACATGTGCCAAGACCGCATGACAATCGGGTCGGTTCTTAACATCTCTTCAGCTTCATTAACCCAGTTGAGCCCGCTTAGTTTAGCGTTTTGCTCGTAACCTGAGATGACCCCGCCGCCCATGCTAGTACCGGTTTGACCGCGCGTATCAAACCGCGGCGTCATCGCTCTAAAATGTTTATGCGTTGGGTTTTGCATTGATGCCCCGTGAAAGGTCGGAAATTGTCAACTCTAATATTTAGGCGACATCAATACTCGTGAGTAGTTTACAGTTTAAAATCAATCGTGTCTAGTGTAGAGTAATCGCGGTTACTTGATAGGTTGTTTGATTTTGACAAGCGCCGTCAACCTTCGCCAACCTCATAGGGTGCCGGTTATCCGGCAAGGGTTGACTCGTTTGTCTTAATCTCTACTCGGCAGCCATTCGGCAACTGAAGGATGCAAAGTGACTTTTGACTCGTCGCGGGTTTTGATCTGCATTTAACACCTAAAACAATTTGAGTTGTCCGGTTTTCTCTTCGTCTTCAACTATCACATTTCCGCGGTTACCCGACCAATAATCAACCCGCGACTCTATGATAGGTATGTATTCGGCCTCGCGTTCAATACCGACAATCTCGACACCTTCTAACACCGCGGCGCATAGCGTTGTTCCCGAACCGGCGAACGGTTCTAAGACGACGCCGTCGGGCGGTGTTATCAACCTGATGAGGTAACGCATAAGATCAATTGGCTTGACCGTCGGGTGTACATTATCACCGTTGACGCCGGCGTGACGTTCGTATGTGCTCGGCTTCGGTGAATAGAAAAAACGAGAGTCACGACCTAAACGCGGATCAAGTTTTGCTTGCTCGTCAAAAATGACGTTTGCCGGCCAACGCCCTTTTTTATGGCTCGGCGCTGAAAATCTTAAACTTTTAGGACTATTAAATTGTACCCTATTTGCGCCATACTCCCCGCCGTCTCTTGTCGTTTTTTCACCGTTTAAAGCAATCCTACACCCGTCAATATTTAACCCGCCGGTGCCGTACTCAAGCACATTTTCGGCGACGGTGCCGGCGAGCGGTTTACGTACTAAAAGTATCGGCTCC